CACTCCCCGTCCTTTGCTTTGTTAATTAAATCTTTGATAGTGTTATCTAAATTTAAGTCTATAATAGTTGAAATCTTTTGGATTTTATCATCAACACGTACTGATTTATTGATTTGTTTACCCAAATAAATTGCACTCATTTGGGATAAAGTGGTCTTATTGGGGATTAATAAAACCAACAAAGTTGACACACAACAAGTAATACTTAGTATTTTAACATACTTCATAATTTTAGGGGCGTATGGTTCATTAATATTCCCAAGATAACATAAACTCAATAAAAGTGTACAAAGAAATGATAAGTTAACTAAAAGCTGAGTCATCTCTCTAATCGTAGATATCACCTGCGTCATATAAATAATAAAGTATAACATTTTAATTTCCTTTCTTTGCTTTGTTGATGATATCTAATATTTCTTGTTCGATTACAAAAATATTAAACAAACTTGTGTTTCTTTTGTCTTTGCTCTTGAAGTATTCCTCAATCTCATTAAGTACTTGTTTGTACTTAATATTTTGACGTTCGCTATATAATCATAAAGCTCCTTCACTTAAATACTTAGCCTGATTTAATTGCTCTTTTAAATCTTCACATTCTTGCTCTTTGCGTTTGAGTTGTTCTTGTAAATCTACTATTGTTGATAATTCATCAATAGTGTATAATTTGCAATTAACAGGATTACATTTAACAAATTCTTTTGCTTTACATAAACCTGTCTGCCCTTCATAATAAACACAAGGTGCATTTTTAAGTTTTGGATTTAATTTTATTTTTAATTTTTCACACTCTTGCTCTTTTTTATATAATTTATTACATCTACCAATTAAATTACCCGTTTCTTCATCTATTCCGTATTCAATATCGAATGCTTTGCATATATTTCCTATCTCTTGCTCTTTGTTATTGTACTTATCTACAAGTTCATTGTATTCTTTAACTCTTTGATTATCTAACTTAACGTAATTATCCATAGCTTCTTGTAACTCTTGCTCTTTGCGTTTAAGTTCTCGTTCAAGGTCATTTCTTGCATTTTCAACTATTTTTATATCTTCTTCCATGTAGTTAATTTTATCCTTTGCTCTTGCAAGTTGCTTGAAGTAGCAGTTTGGATTATATTCACAACCTCCCTTACCAGTACTTCTTTCTTCGCCTTCATTTTCTTTTGAATTGTCACAACGACAAAAATTACGCCAATCTCTATATTCACATTCGCTTACATCAATACCGTCTATAATTATTTCTTTTTTATCTGTCATTATTCACCGTCCTCACTTAGTTCAAATTCAATATCATATACATCTTTGTTAATTTTTAAATCGGTATTTGTACCGTCAATGATTTTTATTGAAACAACCCTTGCGTATAATTTTTTGCCTGTATAACCCTTTCGAAAAATAATGTCTTTTAGTATTGGATAGTAAATATCCCCGCTTTTTAAATAATCAATATCGCTCCACAAGTAGCCAAAATGATTTCTTATTCTCGTTGTCCAATATGGTTTTACTTCTCTATATTCATGAGTTTTTTCACCACTTTTAATTTTTTCAAACCATTCTTTTTTTAGATGAAGAATTAGCATTATTCACCGCCCTTTAAGGTTTCTACGTATTTTGCTTTTGTGCGCCAAACCATTCCACATTTTGTGCAAAGTATTGTAGAATATTCGCTATAATGTTCTTCACCTTTTGGATATTCAAAATGCGAGTGATTATGCTTATAGTGCAAAATCTCATAATATTTTTTATCGTGATTACACATTTTCAACGTCCTTTAATCTAAAATTTCCATATACTTCGAAAGGGAATGAACTGTATCACAATTTTCACAAGTTATAGCAACATCTTCTAAATTTCCCTCATAATCCCTTTCAATACTTGCTCTTGCTTTTTCGTTATTTTCGTTACCTATTGTTAGCAATGAGCCACAGTTTCCACAAATTATATGTAAGCTATCACATACCATGTCTATTTCCTTCCTTTAACCATTTAAAAAATTCGACTTCATCAATATATAGATTTTTCCCATTACGAAAAATAGCCTTATCTATTCCGTTTTTATCAGCCTTAGCGACATAATTTCTCATAGCAGATAATGTCGGATAGTCGTAATACTGATTCCATTTTGATAGACGAATGTATCTTGTTGTTTTTGTCTGCTGTAAAGATTTCAGCAACAATATAATTTCTTTAACTAACAACTTAGCAGTTTCTCCGAACTCTTTACCAACCTGCTCAACCTTGAGGTCTATCATTTGGTTTGTTTCTTCCATTGTTATTTGCATAATTTATGTTCTCCACCATTAAAAATTCTTCTATATGTCGTTTTAAATCATCACTCCAAAACTCACCCAAGATATGAAAATACTCTACTAGCGCAACTACTACCGTCTTGTATTCCAATAGCTTTTTGTTCTTGAATCTTAATTCTTGCTGTAGGTGTTTATTCTGTTCTACAACTTCGTTATATTGGTTTACTGATTGCTGCACGACTTTGCAGTCTTCTGTAAGATTACAGTACATATCTACCCCCTTATTAAGTAATACAGGATTTTACCCAAGTGCCAAATGACACCTAGGACTACCCAAGCCATTGCCAGTACATATAAAGTTTGTCTTTGTAAATCATTCATTATTACCTCACTTATTTATATCTTTTCTCATACAGTTCTTTTGCCATTTTTTTTGTATAAAACTTTTTCAGATACTCTTTATAATTTTCCTTAGCAGATTTCGTCTGAATATCTTTTATCGTTCTCTCACGCGTAGAATCGTTCATATCGTTAATACTTTTAACCTCTACACAGTAAAAATCTCGGGCATTGAAAGGTCTGTTTACACATCTATTTTCGGCTTGACACTCGACCATACAGCCTAAAGCGCATTTTTCTTCCAACTTTTTGCAGTATCTACAATCAAGGCAAGCATATACAGTCTTTTTGTTAGTTTTCTTTATTACCCTGTAAGCCATTCTTTCCTTCTTTCTTTTCGTTTAAAAGTTCAACTATACATTCCATATATAAAGACAATTCAGATTCACTATAAGGTCTTAGACCTGCTTTAATAATTGCTTTTTTGGAATAGAAGTTCTTTTCTTCTGATTTTGTATCTGTTGTAAAATTCTTCATCTGTTAATACCTTTATTCCTCTGTTTTCTATATGCTCGTGGCATATTTTGCTCACTAATATTAATTTTTGTTTGATTCCTCTTTCCTCATACCATTCAGGATTTTGTACATAAGCCTGATACTGGATAAAATGATGTAATTCACACCTTGAATGGTTATATTGGTCTAAAGAACTGATATGTATTTTTACAAGTTTCCCTGCAGTGTTTAGCAGATAAATCGAATCTTTGAATTTTTCTATTTCTGCTGCCATATTCTTTTGTTTCGTTTTGCGAATTTTCTTCTATCTCCTTTAATATTTTTTGTATTCGTTTCTCATATTCTTCCGAGGTTAAATCTTCCTGACTGATAAGTTTCTTACAGTCCTCATATTGTTCCCACATCTACTAAGACCCTCCTATCAATGTCATACATGAGATTGAATTCACCACCTGAAGGTTTACCCAAAAAGTGGTTCTTTACCTTTTCGACAAACACCACAGGGAAATTACTTAACTTACCCGAAACCTTATCCCTTTCTCTATGGATAATGATTCCGTAGTCAGCCATGTTGTACCAATCACTAGAACCTGATATAGAATACATATTCGGACACTTATCTCCGTCAGGTTTCTTAGGATGTGCAACAAATACAACCAATATACCCAGTCGTTTTGCAAGCATTGATAGTTTGGCAAGGATAGAACCAACATACAAATCTTCTCGATTGTTTATAAATTTGTTGTTTAATCTGTTATATGGGTCAATAACAAGAGTATTAACTCCGTATTTTTTTACAGCCAACTCTGCACGTTCAATGATTTCGTCAACTGTCCACATTCTATCAATATCGAACCTAAAGAAATGCCCCCCAATAAATTCGTAAGGTTCACCAAATATACTTTCATCTCCGTTTTCTCTTACATATTTGTAGAATGGTGTTTCTGTGTACATTTCAAGCAAAGTGTTGTAATGCGTAGGCACAATGCTTTCAAACGAAGCTACAAGATGTCTTAGTCCATATTGTTTAGACAAATTCATTAGCATATTATCAACAAAAGTTGATTTTCCTCGTGACGGATAACCTGTTATAATCATCAAATACCCAGTACGGATTTTGACAATATTATCGAAACTTCTCCAACCTGTTTGATAGAAATTAACATCTTTCTCAAAGTTGTAGTTATAAATATCATCAAATCTGTCGAAAAATGTTATGATTCCATCAGGAGATATTTCTTCTGCGTTATCAATATACTCTTTTAGGTTTTCACCTCCTAGCAACGCTTCGTTTGCATCTTTGTACTGTTTCCAATTAACGGTTTTACATTTGTTTTTCCCCAGGCGTTTTAGTAAGTTTTCTTTCAAACCGTCCCCAGGAATATCATTATCAACTGCAATAATATGTGTATCGAATTTCTGTATAAAATCCCAACAGTTCTCTATACACTCCAGTTTGTTTTCACTTGCACCTTGTGGAATTGATACAGATAATATTCCTTGTTCAGCCAATGCCAATACATCCATTTCACCTTCTACCCATATCAATGGGGAGTTAGTATCTGTGATGAAATCCATACCGAATAATGTTTTTTCGGTGTCTTTTTCTTGTCTAAACCTTTTCTGTCCATTTCCCAAATTCTTACGATATTTGACATTAACCAATTCACCGTATTTGTAATAAGGAATAACAATTTCTTTTTGTTCATTGAAAGATATACCGTATTTATCAACAACATGTTTCGAGATTCCTCGTTTTTTGAAATATGTATAAATAGGTTCTAACTTTTCAACAACCTTTGGTGGGTCAGGTCTTTTATATGATTTTTTTGTTTGTTCAAACTTGTTACGATAATAAACCTTACCTGACCAGTCGCAATTATGGCAATTATACAAGACAGCTTCATCTGTATAAGTTACAGAAAGACAAGGGTCTGACTTATGTTTACGCAGGTGTGAACATTGAGGGCAGGTTTGTTTCCCACTCTTTGTCAATGTTATTCCTAATTCTTGTAACTTCTTTCTGTATTCCATTATCCCGACCTATATACTCCAGTTTGGTTGTTTGGTTTGTTTTTTTTCTTCCAATACTTTTAGTGATTTTTGAATAATCCATTTATCGCTTTTAAAATAACAATAATGATTTTTACCCAAAGCATTTTTAGCCATTTTACTAATACCTGCGTCCCCTGATTCAAGCCAATCTTCAAGTTCTTTAACAGCTAAAGTAATTACATCTTCGCCGAATTTAGTAACCAATCTGTCATATTGTAATTCTGTTAAATTTACGAGTTTGTTATCTTCGCCTAAATCTTTTTTAGGACTGTCATCATCTTTTGGACGACCACCCTTGCAACCGTTCTTATATTTTTTGTTATTTGAATCAATATAAGGTTTTGTTAATTCAAAATAAGCTTTAGTATGTCCTGACAAGTCAGGTTCTTTGTCGTAAAAGACATAATCAAATAATGCGTTTAAAAATTTTAGTTGTTCGTTATTAGATAGAGTTCTTATAACATCTACGGTGTTTTTATAAATTAAAAAGTTGTCTCTCATTTTCTTTTCCTCAATCCTCTAAAACATCTTGCTTTTTCATATCTTCAGTTATTCCAAATTTTCGAACAGTAGCTAATACTACAGATTTCATTTGACATTTATGTCTTGAACCCTTGAAATATGTTTCGTAAATCGGGCAAGGGGCAGATAGTCGCCCAACTACCCCTACTCCCGAGCATATACAACCTCGCATATAACAATCTTTTGCACTATTAGTCCAACGAAGTACATTGTAATCTTCCATTTCTAAAACCTCTTAGAATGGAATTTCTTCATCTGTTGCTATATCACTAGATGATTCTGACTGAGTTTGTTCTTGTGGCTTATATGTAACAAGTCTGTAATTAGGCGAATTTTCCTTCTTTCTTTGGTCCGCAGGAATTGGTTTCAAAACAAATTTTACTTTTGCAAGTTGAGGAAACAACTCTTTTACGGTATCGTCTAAACCTATTGAAATTCCTGTAAGAACTTTCTTACCGTCTTTTTCTTCTGTCTTTGCCCAAGCACTTCCGATATTCATAATTTCTCCTTTCCTACTCGTGCTAACTACTAGCAGGTGCAAGAATTGAACTTGCTTCTCTACCTGAGGACGGTAGTATGTTACCGTTACACTAACCTGCGATATACAAGGAAAGCATAGGACTTGAACCTAATCCCCTGTCGAGGACAATCCGTTTAGCAAACGGTTCTGATACCTTATCAGTTTACTTTCCGTAATGTTAGGGGTTTTTGTTAAAGCAGAACCACTCAAAACTGCGTTATACTTTTAAAGAAACTGCAGGGGATTTTACTCCCCTACAGAATTCTGTTCCGGTGGTAACTTCGAAACAGAATTTTGCAAATAGGTCTGATTTTCGTCCCAGTTTGTTTCATCTGGAATCGCAAACATGTCAGCTTGAATAACAGATTTTGTTGTATTATCCATAGCTAGTGCTTTCTGCAACTCAACTGATTTTGGTAACAGTTTTGCCAACTGAATCAATACTGTTTTTTTGCACATAGCATTCAAATCTTTCGCCCAAGGTGAATTAGCTTCAAAGTGAGGTGTTACAGGAACATAAGTTTTAGACCTATCGTCCCATTCTCTTGTGATATAGCATTTTGAATGAGTTTTGCCATGTTCAACGCATTCATCTTTAGACATCACTTTAAAAATGCTTCCACCGTTTCTTAAAGTCGCAACTGCATAGTATGCAACAGGTTCACCTCTATCCTTTAATACAGGACAATGTTTAAGGTATGGATTTGTTCCGTATGAATATTCAAAAATATCATTTTCATAAACTGTGTGCATATCCAAAGTAAGTGCAGCACCATGTCTATAAAACAGTTCGATATAACCTTTGTATCCGATTTGGAACTGACATTCATAGCGTTTTACCCATTTCTTTCTGCCAGTGTCAGGGTCAACAATTTGTTTTGAATTGTTATAAGGTATCAAATATGCTTGACCTTCAATATTTGGTTCTAAACCTAACTGGGCAGATTGGAACAATGCACCCAAGATTGACATTTGACTACATTCAGCCAATTTCGGATTTAATCTCATTGATGTTACGGCAATCCTTACGAATCTTTCAGGGGTTATAAAGCTAGGTAATGCTTTGCCTAATTCGTCAATTTGGTTTCTGATAAATGTTGCCATATCAACTTTTTTTGTTTCTGTTGAAATAACCTTGTTTTTTAATTTTGTCACCGCTAAGTTTTGTGCCATTATTCCACCTCAATTTCATCAATTAAATCTACTCTTTGGACAGTTCCGCTAATTATGTCGTCTATCCTATACAGAAGGTCTTGCTGAACCGCTTCAAACTTACGATTGTGATAATTTTTCGCTTTCTTATCTAGCTCGTTTTCCTCAAAATCAATAAGCATTCTTACTTCTAGTCGTTTCATTAAGCCACCTCAAATTCTTTGTTAGCTTTGATATGCATTACACGATAAGAAGAAGTTAAGGCAAATTCTTTGTATAAATCTTCGTGTGTTTCTTTGAAAGATTTAGTATCAAATTTTGTAGTGCTTCGAGATTTCCAAGTAACAACATATTTCGGAGTTTTGATACCCAAGTTGTCTTTGATAATATCTTTAATAGTTGTTTCAATTTCTTTTTGTTCATCTTGATAGTTTTTGATATGAGCTTTGATTTCTTGTAAGTATGCAATCTTATCTTCCAAAGTTTGAGCAGCTTGTGCAGTTTCATCATCTTTCGGATAAAGCTCAATCATTACTTCTGAATGTTCAGAGTATAAATCTTTCAATGTTTCATCATCGGTAGGCATTATTGCAGGTGGTGTATCTTCCTGAACGTGTCCCCAAAATTCTTTTGCAGCTTCAACCATTGTTGCAAACAGTTCTGCATCAAACTCGATTTGTTTATATTTAAAAGATTGACCGCCAATAAGGACTGCAATATGTCCAATTTTTCTACCTGTAATACCCAAGTACCACATAACCTGTAATATATATTCTTGCGGAATTTCTTCACCTTCCCATTCATCTGCTTTGAATGCTGAGCAAGTTTTACATTCTAAAAGCTCATCAGTACCAGTTACTAATCTATCGACATGAGCAACCATATATGGATAATCAGGGTGTTGATAGTATTTAGGTGAGCGTCTTACAGCTTTGCCTGTTTTTTGTGTGAATTTCTTCGCTACAAATTCTTCCAAATCTTGTCCGAGTTCTACAGCTTCCACATCAGACAAATCAGGTGCAGGAAGTCTGCCTGTTTTTTCTGCCCAAATCTTTAAAGGAGTTCCCCAACGAGATAGCCCCATAATTTTGGCGATATCTGAGCCACCGATAAATTTATTTCGGTTATATGTTACATCTTTATTACTAAATTCTGTTGTTGTTTGTACTGCCATTTTATTACCTTTCTATTACGCTGCTAAACCTTGTAAGTTTTCGTCAATGATTTCAATTAATTCCTCAAAGATTTCTCTATTGGTGTATCTTGATTCGTAATCAAAATCTTGAACTTCATCTAAATGGGATAAAATATATTCTTTGAGTTCTTCAAGTGATTTGATATTGTTCATTTCCTCATAATCGCCGTAGGCTTTTAGAGAGTTGATATCCAACTTGTTAGTTTTACTTACATGTTCAATAGAAAACCCATGTTTTTCGGTTGATATAAAAGTTCCCCCAGGGAAATCTCCGAAATCAAAACTTTCATCAGTTTCATAAAAGTTATAATCTAGTTTCATTTTGCAACCCCCACGATATTATTTAGTTCGTCTAGTCTGCCGTCTTTCTTAGCTTGAATAAACATTGAATGAGCTTTTTCAAATAGTTGAATATCAGGAAGTAGTAAACCTGTATTTGAAAGCTCTAAATCTCTGCAGAAAGGGATTAATCTTTCATTCATAACTTTTTTATAATTCTCTGTTGCAATCTGAATCTTTCTGTTTAAAAATTCTTCTTGTAATCTTTTGTTTTGCTCAGATTCGGTTTCGAAAGAATCAAATCTGATTGAGCGAGGTCTTGTTAATTCTGTCCAAATTTTCTTCAATAACTTCATTACCAATTCCCCCTGCAAACTACATAGTCGATTAACCCTGCACGCAATGCCACCAATGTAGCTTTACTTATCAATGCAATGAGCCTAGGTTGAGCCAATGCTTCGGTGTAACTATACCAAGTGTCTTCATCTTTGGGACACAAAGTTTCGTAATCGTCACCCTTGAGAAGGAGTTGAACAATCTTTTGTGTTTCTGTTTCAATGTGCATTAGAGTTCCCTCCAAAACAAATCTTCTGCCAATTTGCTATAAGCACCTATTTGCAAGAGTTCTTCTTCATTTAAAAGACTTTCAATTACATCTTTTAAAAATTTGTTTTTGTCTTTGTCAGTTTGAAAATCTTCCTCATTTGTTATAGCAGTCATAGTAGATACAACTTCAAATTGTTGTATTTCTTCCTTTGAGTTTAGAACTCTGTACTCATCATCATAATCACAGGCGAGTTGATAAACTGCCAAGGCTTCAAAATTTTGCTTTAGAAGTTTTATGACTTCTTCTTTTGTGTAATCTTTTTTTGCCATTTTGTGTTACCACCTTTCTATCCCTCATAAGAGGAAGAGCCTGCGAACCACCTAGCAGTAATGGAAATTCACAGGCTCTTAATATTACTTTGCATAATCTTGCGAATTAGCAAGATGTATGATTTAATACTATTACACCTGCTAGGTGTGCAATTAAGACTTACTCAAACTGGGTCGGCAAACTTTGTTTAGAGGTCTTTTTTGCTATCCGTAATTTCATTATACGACATTATGTCATAAAAGTCAAGACATTTTGTCATAAATAAATTTGTTAATTAATGAAATGCAATTATAGTAAGACGAATCTAACTTAATAAATCTTAATAAATTAGGCAATATTCTATGATTTTTTGACTTTTATAGAAAAAGGATAACCATGAAACACAGTGAAATTTTAGAAACTATCACAAACGATACAGGTACTAAGCCAAAACAAAGAGAAATTGCCGAAGCATTAGGAGTCAGTGTTGGAGTTATTGGCAAAAGAGCGGAAAGAAATATTGATTATTCTGTTGACGAAATGGAAAAAATTTCAAAAGCCTTTGGGGTAGATTTGCTTCAAATTTCTTGGGTTAAAAGCAAATTATCTGAATCAGACAACAACTTAGAACAAATCAAAAACGAGATTTTAAACAAAAGACTTGATTATCTTGAACAAAAAGATTCATTAGAGATTGATTATTATCCTGAGGTGTTTGGCTCTTGTGGTACAGGTGTTTTTGTACCGTCAGAAACCAAAGAAAGAATGGAAGTCCCGAAAAGAATCATTAAAAATTTCAGTACTATCAAGAAGTATTCTGTAATAAACGCATACGGTGACAGTATGCAACCATTTATTCAGGATAAAGATTTACTTGTTGTGGAACATTACAACGGAGAACAAATAAAAGATAATAGAGTTTATGTGTTCAGATTTGGGGATAAAATTTTTGTTAAAAGATTAGTCTTGAATATCAATCAACTGATTATTAAATCAGACAACAGAGAATATGAACCTATAAAAATTGAATTAGACAATAATTGTGATGTTCAAATCATTGGACAAATTGTAGGACTAATGCGAGGTATGGCATGATGAGTATATTTTCTTACAAAAACATCATTACTGCTTTAGTTTTTATTACTATTTGGTGTGTTTTATCCCTAATTTGGCAAATTCACATATCATCAGATACGGGAAATAGATATCAAATTGTAAACTTATCAGACAATACAATTCTTCTCGATAAAAGAACTGGTTTAACTTGGCGAAATGTATGGAATAATAACAAAGATAAACTTCCAACAAATTGGGAAAGAATGATTTATGAAGATGGTGATATAAGTGTACCTGTTGGAGAACAACAGATAAGAAAACAAGCCATCTGGGATCAACCGGAAGAAGTTGATTATTCAAAAATGTCAGATACTGAATTAATACGATTAGCGAATGACATGGAGAAAAACAAGAAAAATAAATAATATTTTCTTTGTCAGCGAGTTAATCTTCTAAGGAGTTTAGCATGAAAAAAGTTTTATGTTTATTCTGTTTTTTATCACTATTTACCAATATCGCAGTTTCTGAGCAAGTTCACTACGGCTATAATGCTCAAGGCAATTATGTTCCATTATCTATTGGAAATAATCGAATAAATTATGGTTACAATGCACAAGGTAATTATGTGCCAACATCTATCGGAAACAGTCGAATAAACTATGGGTATAATGCTCAAGGAAGTTATGTTCCTACATCAATAGGTAATCAACAAATACACTATGGATATAATGCCGTAGGTGATTATGTACCAATGTATATTGGAGAATAGGAAATCTTATGTTTTACGAAGATAACAATTTGTTCAAAAAACTTATGGAAGATGATGAAGATTATCAGAACTCAAAGAAAGATATAGCAAAATTCAACAAAGAAAATCCTAAACTTGCACAAACATTCTTTGATTCTGACGAATCTACTTCTTATACTTGCCTAGATGAAGAAAACTAAAAAAGATAAACCTAAAAATATTACTTATACTTATTCTTATACTTATTCTTATACTTATTCTTATACTTATTCTTAAGGTTATTTTAAGATAACATCTCAAAATAACCAATGGTTATTTTATAGTTGTTGTTATTCGTTGTAACAAATTTAGCAGAAGTACTGATTTTTATGAAGACATACTGTATAATGGTTATGTGTGGAAGGCTCAGGTTCAGTAGGCATTATAGAGAATATGTAAGTCCGAAAATACTATGAATTCCCAAATACAATACTACTATGTCCATAGTAAAAGAGGAGAGTGTCCGAGGAACTGTTGTACAACATTCAATGCGAAAGATAGTTACAATCTTGAATCAAAAGGATATATGGAGAGAATCTTAGAGAGTGGTTTCTGTCCAAAGTGTGGAGTTTGGGTAGTTACAATCTGCAAGAAAGATTATAACGGAAATTGGACCTATGAAACGGCGAAACGCAAAAAAGCGTTAAACCTATTCAATCAACATAAGCCTGACATAATTGGGGATATTATAAAAAATATAAAATACGGCAACCATTCCAATATGGGATTCCGTTACGGGGAAAATGTTGAAATCAGGAACTGCAAAGGAGAAAAATCAATCCGACAATACGCAGTCGATTTCAACGGAACAAAAGAATTGATTCATACTATTTAATACGATACACATATATTTATACTTACTAAAGTGATTGAGATGCTATCTTGCCGACATTTAGTCGGCTTTTTATTATTAAAAAAAATGAGGAAGAATGTTTAAAGCATTATTACGATTTATATTATTTATTTGTCCTTGCTATATATTGGCAGGGATTTCGTACATTTTATTTGACAGACAAGAAATTACAGGAACGACAATTCAAACAAGACGGTTTCGTAACCAGGACTTAAAAAAACAAATTCTGCAACAGTATCTACAGAAATGCTTTAAACAGGTTAATAAAGTTGAAGAAGTGAGCATAGATGAGAAACGATTGGATTAAGATAAAAAACTATTATATTCATCACGAAATATCACTTGAAGATTTGGCAAAGAGATACAAAGTATCGGCTTCGGCTGTAAACAAGCATTGTAGGCTTGAAAGCTGGGTAAAGCAAAAGGAAGAAAAGAAGAAAGAAATTGACAAAGAAGTATCAGAACGAACAAAAAAATCAGTTATAGATAAAAAAGTTGCCGTAAATGAAAAGCACAATGAACTGTTCAGTAAAGGATTAGAGGTGGCGGAACTGTTATTGAATCAGTATTTAGAAGAACTGCACAAAGGGAAAAAGAAAACAAAAGCGAGTGCTTATAATCTTGACTTTATTATGAAGGCAATAGGCAACGCTCAAAAGGGTCAAAGGCTTTCTTTGAATATAGATAAAGAAGAAACTTTAAATGTAGAACCAGAAGTTAAAATCATCAACGGAATTGATTTAAACAATATTTAAAGTGGTGGCAAAATGACACGAAAAGAAGGGGTAAATAGTGGCAGATTTAATCAAAAAAAATATAAGAATTACACCTAAAATGAAGGACTACATTGTTTCTTTGAGCAATTATCTAAAAATATCAGAAAATGACGCCGTAAAAATGATATTTTTCGAATATATGATGAACCACAAAAGAGGTTAATAATAAATGAGTTTTGAATACATTACAGAGAAAGAAGAAAAGAAAACTTTATCCAAAGAGCAAATCAAGCAGCTTGCAGAAAGAATTGCTTCTGACTTTGAAAATTATAATTACAGACGCTCGCAAAATCTTGACCAATCAGAAGCGTTGATAAAAGAAATTTTCTTCAAAAAAGATTTTACCAAAAAATCAGAAAAAGTTACTGATAATGACAAGTACGAATCTTGGAAAACAAAAGTTAAGATGTGCAAAAGTTACATGTTTTACCAAGTCTTGAAAGCGTTTATTTGGAAAAATGTTTACGCAAACACAAATTCAATGTTTGATGTTGCAGGTGAAAATCAAGAATCTGACAACGATTCCAACAAACAAAAAGCAGCTCTTGTCGATATCTTCGACAAAATGGATTATCCTAAAACCTGCGATAAAATTATCGATTATGCTCTACTTCATGGCGAGATAATTTCATTTGTTGCTTGGAAAAAGAAATCTCAAGAGTTCAGAAAACTTATTACTGCAGAAGATTTGGAAAATCCAAAAGCACAAGAAGCTCTTGCCAAAGGAAAATATCATTTTATTGATGAAAAACAAATATATGATAATCCTTTCATTTATCCAGTAAATCCTGCGAACTTTGTATTTGATGTTGCTCAAAAAGAAAACTGGGACGATTGCCCTAAAATTTATAAATCGTACAAAGTTCCTGATGATATTATTAATAATAAATACTATAAAATTTCAAAAGAAGTTGCTAGTGAAATTAGAAGTGAAGTTGATACAGATGTAGTTGCTTCAGCTTCTCAACTTAATGAAGATTTAGAAACAAAAACAAGTAACTCTAAAACAGTTGAAGTTCTTGAGCATTGGGGCAACCTCACATTAAAGGACGGTACAGTATTGAAGAACTGGCATGTTGTTGTAGTTGCAAGGAAACATATTGTACGATTTGAAAAGAATAGAAGAATTATAAATCCGTTTACTTATGGTTCTTGGGTTAATGACCCTGAAACAGGTAGAGGGATTTCTCCATTATATTGCGTTCTTCCTCTTGCTCAACTGCAAGAAGATTTAATGAACAGAACTTGCGATATGCAAACTTTAGCAGAAAATCCACCAATCTATGCACCTGAAGGGTTCTTTGACGAAGATGAGATAAAATTGTATCCAGGAAAAGTAATTGAGTTCGGGGATAATCTTTCACCTGGTCAAATTAAAGCTATGGAGTTTGCAGTATCTGTATTTTTGCAAGATGTAACTTTCTTGTCTGACTTAATGGCAGAAGTATCAGGAATATTTCCAAATATGGCAGGTGCAGATGAAAGCAAGGCTAAAACTGCTACAGAAATATCAACAAAAGCACAAGGACAATTAACTCGTCTTTCAATGTTAATTGACACAATTAATCAAGATTTAATTGTTGAAGATGTAAAAAAAGTTGCCAAGCTATGTGCAGATTTCAAAACAGGTAATGAAGATATCTTCATTGATAATGGCAATAATAAAGAGACAATTACAATTACAGACCAAATAAGACAAGCAGATTACAAATATACTTATTCGGACAGAACAGCAACAACTGAACGCAGTAACAAAGCTGATTTAGTTGCTCAATCTGTAGAAAGATTCGCTAAATTTGTTCCATTGAATGTACCAGAAGTATTCACTTGGTATATGGAACAAAAAGATATTGAAAACCCTGAAAGATTTTTACAACAACAAAACACAATTCCTTTAGAAGTTCAGCAAATAATGATGAACGACCCTAATCTCAGGGCAATTATTGAAGGTTTATCACAGCAGGTAGAAGTACAAAAGAATGGAAACACCTCTCAAGAAAACGTACAAAATGTAAGGCCTGACGCAAGTATTCCACAAGCAGCCAACACTTTAGAATAGGGATTTTATATTTATTTTTGGGAATACCTACGTGCGTAGCACCAATGGAGTAATTAATGGACGAAAAAGAATTCGATTTAAAGCTTCGCAAATGTGAACTTGCGAAGTCTGAAACTTGGAAAGATATAAGAACTCATCAACTAGAGATGATTATCGGCTTTGCTAAAAACAATTACGAAGGAAATGACATAAGAGCAATGCTTAAACTAATCGGCAAAACTGATGAGTGGGTAGAAGATTTTAAGAAAGTACAGAGTAAAAGATAGGAGATAGTAATGGATAACGAAGCTGTAGAAAATGATGTAATTGATACGCAAACAGACAACTCCGAAGTTGAAAATCAGCAAGAGCCGTCAAATGACGATAACTCTCAAGAAGGTAATCAACAACAAGAGCCTGAAAAGAACGAATCAGATATTGAAATCCAAAGCAAGTTTGCAACATTGGAAGAAGCAACCAAAGGTTATTCTGAATTAGAGAAGAAATTGGGGCAACAATCCAATGAACTTGGGGAGTTAAGAAAACAAGCACAGAAAGCAGCAGAATTAGAAGAAAAATTTGCACAAATGCAGTTGCAAGAAGCAAATGATAAAGGCTTTGATACTATTTCAGCTTATCAAAACTCTAAAGAATTAGCGAACTTTACTGCAGATGAGTATCAAAAACACATCAAAGAAGTAGATTATCCTGAAGAAATGGAAAGACTACTTGCAGAATATCGTAACAATCCGAGTGATGAGCTATTGGAGACAATAGAATCACAATTCTCGGTCGATACTATCAAAAAAGTTGCAGGTCAAAACGAGATTTTTAAAGGACAACTTCAAGCAAAAGAAAATGAAGCCCTTAAACAAGAAATTGAGTTATCTGCTAAAAACTATCTTAACGAAAATGTCAACAAATACATTGAAGAATTTAAAAACCCTGCATTTGCTGCACTCTATGGCGAAGCTTTTCGTGCATATGGTTGCAATTTGCAGACTGATAAATTCGTGTCGTTGATGAAAGAATATGCTAACTCCGTTTTGAAGGCTAACGGTATTAAAAATGGTATTGTCAAAGAAAATACAAACGAAACTGACGAAATTGCAGGATTACATTCAGCAAACAGAAATGCCGTCACTGGAAGTGGAAAATCACTTCTTCAAATGTCTGATAAGGAGTTAGACGAAAGATTATCACAACTAATATAGGAGATTGAAATATGGCTATAGAACAATTAATAAAAAGCGCTTTTTCTCAGGCTTTTAGCAAATACATCTATGATGAAATGGTTATTGGTAAATTAGCACATACCGAGTTTAAAACAAATAAAGGCAAAGGTGATGAAGTTGATGTTGTTATGCCTGGTATGGTAACAACATTTACTTATGACGGTGGAGATTTACCTGAAGCTGAAGCTGTAACAACTTCTGTTGCAAAAATCAAGTTAGATAAGGGTATGGCTGTTCACTTCAAGCTAAAAAGAATTGAAGAAGATATGATTAAAAACGCAGCTACCGAAGAAGACCAAGTAAAACTTATCAAAAATTACACTCAAGACGCAATTAAACAATTTGCGGCAAGGGTTGATAAGGCTTATGGTGGTTTATATACTCGTGCAGGTCATTATGTTGACAATTCTGGCGAAGCAATCACATTGACACCAAAATTAGCTAAAGAAATTCTAGCTTATATGCAAGCAGAATTTCAAAAAGGTGACGGTAAAGGTCATACGAATTGGGTTGATGATGAAATGCTTTGTATTGTACCACCTGAATATCAATATTATCTAGGACGACTTGATAATTTCTTCCAAGATGTTGAATCAGGACATAAAAAAGTCGAAAAAGGTTATATCGGTAAGTTGCATGGTTGGGATATTGCAGTATCAAACAACTTGACGCGTAATGCTGACGGTACAATTTATCCACTATTCGGTTTAAGAAATAGAACTCTTGCAGGTGGAGTAACCAAAAATCTTAACATGCAAAACTATGTCCCTGAAAAGAACTTCGATACCAACTATAAAGGTTATTCTTTGTATGGTGTTGGCGCACCTCGTGCAGATTTCTTAGGTGCTGTTAAAATTAAAGCGCCTTTGGCACTAGACTTGACATAATGCCTCTCATAATAAAGAGGGATTTATTCCCTCTTTTACCGTTTAGACAAAATAAGGAGATTAAGATATGACAACAGAAATTGAAGTAAAACTACCTGCTATTGACGCAACAAAATCAATCGAAGTTGCGAGTTTCACACCTGACACTATTGCTGCAGATATGAAAATCAAAGACGCTTTGAAAAATAAAAACAATTCGTTAGTGATTGTCGTTGTTTGTACTACTGCAGGTACTGTGACAGTGAAAGCAGGTAACAATAATCCTAATGCAATGTTAGGTGATTTAACTATTGCCGTTGCTATAGGTACAAATGTTATCAGGCTTCAAGATATTTCACGATTTGAAAATCGAGATGGTTCTATCAATTTAACAAGTGCAACTGCCGTTGGTACAATTTTTGCAACAGCAAAAAGAGCAGGTATCACACCAGCAGCACTTCAATAATTTTAGAGAGGGGAAACCCTCTCTTTCTTAGTATAAGGAGAAAATATGCAATATACATCTATAAAATTTATTCCTACAGGCAATATTTTTAAAATGCCTACAGAAAACGCTAAAGAGATTCTAAAAGCCGACAGAGGGAATTTTTACGAAGTTGTAGGAGGTGTAGATATTCCTAAAGAAGTTGAAGAAGTTAAGGAAACAAATACTTATAATATGGTTGTTGAAGAAGAACAAACCGTTAAGGCAGACGAAGAAACTTCTACAGAAGCTGTTGAAGAAAAGCCTTTAGAAGAAAAATTAGCAGATATGAAAGTTGCAGAATTAGCAACATATTGTGATGAACACGAAATCAAATACAAAAAAAGCGACAAAAAAGCTGATTTAATTCAAAAAATACTTGAAGAACAAACCGTTAAGGCAGAATAGGGAAATTATAAATGCTAACTCTTATCAGTTTATACAATGATATAACAGGTCAAGCATGGTCTATGTTCGACGGAGATGTAGAAGCTCAAGACGAATTTGAGAGCTCTGTAACCTCGTCTATACAAAAGGCTTTAAGTGCTTTATGGAATTCTTATAAGTTTCCATTCAGAAATAAAACACTAAAATTTCAAACCAAAAAGGGAGTAGAAGTCTATTCTACTCCTAATGGTAATATTGCACAAAAAAGAGTTAAAAATAAAAAAGTTCACAGCATTAAAATTGGTAAAAAGTATTTAGAATACGAACCTGATTACGAACTATTGGAAGATAAAGAGGGTGAACCTGAAAAGTTCTATTACAAAAACGATAATTTATATTTATATCCGACTCCTGACAATGCTTATAAAGTAGAAGTAGAATATTGGACAATCTTTGCAGCGTGTGACGAGGACGGAATTGTCAAAGCTACGCTAGAAAACGAAAACGATTATATCAATATCCCTGAAAAATACGAACATCTGTTCAAAATGGCTTTATTACCTAAAACTATGGTTTACGCAATAGCGTCAGATTCTGATGAGAACCATTCAGGTTATCAAAGACAATATGAGGAAGCATATAAGAATCTAATTGAATTTTCAAAAGGAATTGATATTGAAAAAAGAATCAGTAGGTAATAATGAGTACAATAACTAATTTATTATGTAATAATTTCGGTGGTATAAGGCAAAAAAATGCTGTTTTTTCTTCTGAACTCATTACAGCTCAAGACATGCAAAATGTTGAATTATATTACACAGGTCTTAACAATGGTGTAGGTATAAGAACTGCTAAAGGTAATGTATCAATAGATGATTCTTTGGTTGGAACTGAAAAAATAATAAACATTTTTCAAAGCATTCAAAAAGAAATGACATACTGTTTTGTTCATACAGAATCTGAAACAGAAGGAAAATTGTATTTATATAATCTTAGTTCTAAAGTATTCACTTTGAAAAAAGGTGGTCTTTCTGTTACAGGAAACTCAAACGGTATGGATATTGCTCAAGGTTGGTCAGACTTATTTTTCTTTACTAACGGTGCAGAAATGCTCACTGTAGAGTTAAATAAAACAGATGAAGAAGGTAATCTTGACGAAATAAAAATGATGAATCTTAAAGACCGTGATAGTAGGGATATTATCGGTATAAATGCAGCATTATTTGCAGGTAGATTATGGATATTTAATAAAAATATTTTATGGTATTCAGCTGTAGCAAACATCTATGATTTTTCAACTGCTGACGGAGAATGGCAAACCTCTGCAGGATACATTGAAACTATTAAAAACATTACTGCTATTTACCCATATTTGGGTTCTTTAGCTATATTTTATGAAGATAGTTCAGAATTACTTAGCGAAAATAATGGAGCCTTTTCTCGAAGTCAAGAATCACCAGGGGGTTGTGCAGGTTGTAACGCTCTAGTTTTCCACGATACTAATTTATATTTTTATGATGATACAAAAAAATCTGTATTTTCTTTTAAACAAGTTATTAGTGGTGAAAAAACTCTTGGTGAAAATATAGCTATTGATATTCAAGAAGAATTAAAGAATATTGATTCTGATTTACTGAACAAAATAAAAACACTGTCAGTATTTCTTGAAGGTAGAAATGAGATATGGTGGCTTATTCCTTCCACTGATGAAAGCTATTCTACAATCTTGATTTTTGACTACCTGAAAGGTGAATGGATTAAGCGTAAATCTCAAAAAATCAATTCTATGCAAATTGTAGGACACACTCTATATTCTGCAGGAAACAACGGAAAAATCTTAGAAGAATATAACTCAAATCTGTTTGACGGCGAGTATATCCAACATTATTATAACTGTTCTCCAATGAATCTAGGTGCAAATAACACGCTTAAAATATTAGTTTTTCAACCTAGAGTATCTTTAGATTTGCCTTATACTAACAGATTTTATGTAAAATATGTAAAAAATTACAATTTATTTAAGAAACCTAAAATTAAGCTAATAAAAACAAAATACAAGAATTTCCTATATTGGGATATCGGTTTTTGGGATATTAACTATTGGTTTGCTAACAGGACAAGTAATGTCGGCAAATTTCCTAATGCGACTTTTAAAATATTAGAAATTTCTATCTATACAACAAATAAAGATGAAGATTTTTCAATTAAGAACATTGAATTTAGTAAAATAAAGGTTAAACAAGTATGATTCGGGTTCTTATTCCAAAAGATAAAAATTTCAATTTTAAACAATGCAAAAAACTATATAAAGAGCATAAAAAACTAATTGGGGATAATCAAAAGTTTAGAGATATTGTAGAAAATACTTATTTTTATTCGTTTTTTGATGATAATAAACATCTTGGTTGCATTTACTACTATCTTAAAAATAACAAATTATTTGTTAATGCCTTCGCACACAGGCATACTCATGAGCTTAATTTAGAATGTCTAAAAAAGACTTTTGATTGGTTTAATTGCGATATTTATGCTCAAACAACACACAAAACTGCAATACTTTGTTTGTATAAATGTGGATTCAGAAAAGTTAAGGACAATTTATATATAAAGGAGAAATAAAATTATGGGTGGAGGTTCAAAATCTAGTTCTGGTTCTAATTCTAGTTCTAATACAACTTATAAACCAACGACTACATCTAATCCTTATGTTACATCAACAACTAACAATGGTGGTACGATAACAACACTTCAACCAGGAACGGCTTTATCTACGGTTTATGATTTCACAAATGCTAATATGGGCGATTTATTGAATCAATATCTAAATCCTAGCCTAAATACAGCAACAAATCAGGCTCAATTACAAGCATATACAAAGACTTTGAATGACGAAACAAGAAAAGCTCTTGAAAACAATATTATTAATCCATTATCAGCAAGAAATATGGTTAGAAGTTCTCAAGCAACAGATATGTATAACCAACTAGCGAAACGACAAAATGACGCAATTAGCGATTATACAACTAATTTATTAGCAAATAGTCAAAACAATACTGCTAATATTATTAACAATTTAATGAATATGGCTTTACAGGGATATAATGTCGTTTCGGGTAATCAAGCTCAATCGCTTTCAACTTCTCAAGGTAATGCTAGTAAAGACACTTCAACAAGTGGCAAATCTAGTAGTAGTTCTTATGGGTTATAGGGGACAAAAAATGACAAATCAATATATTCAGAATTTGATACGACAATATATCTTAGATAATAACCAAAACAATGAACAATATTCATTATCAAGAAATATTGATGATTACAACAATAAACTAAATAGTGCCAATAAAATTGCTCAAAATGTATCTAATACAGGTAACTTTATAGACAATAATTTTGCAAACTCCAGTATGCAGAAACTTGGTTCTACAATGACAAAAGCAGGTGATACTGTAGCAAATGGAGTTAATACTTTTAAAGGATTTGCAACAAAACCGTTTGAAGCTCTAGCTAGTAAATTGGGAACAGGGGCTGCAACAACAGCAGCAACTACAGGGGGTACAGTAGCAGGCTCAACAGCAGGGGCTACGGCTGCAGGTGCAGGTGCAGGAACGGCTGCAGGCAGTGCTGCAGGTGGTGCTGCTGCAGGGGGAAGTTCTGCTGCGAGTGGTGCTGCTGCAGGGGGTCCAATAGGGGCAGTAATAGCAGCAGCAATTATGGCTGCTATGGGTACAAATAGAAAAAGGGCAAAAAAATCAGGACAAGCTCTTATGAATTCTGGTAACGAAATGGCAGAAGGGCTTAATGCCGAATCAGAACAAAACCTTGCACAATTACAACAAAATAACGCAGTTTTGCAACAACAAGCAAATCAAGCATTATCACAAGGTATTGTTACAGGTGGGGCAGCACCTATACAAAATAATCCGATTCAAGATTTTCAAAACTATTTGAAAGACAGTGGATATTCTGACAATGTTATTAATGGAGTTCCTCAAGGTTTGAATTATGGCAATCAAGAAGTTGCAGATTGGATAAATCAATACAATAATGGTGCAGGAAAAAGTAATCCTATTAGAATACCTCTAACGCAAGAAGATATTATCGTTGCACAACAAGGGAATTTTAACACTCCTCAACTCACAGGTGGAACGGCTCAAGATGTAAACAAAGGTTGGCTTGATAAATTAGCAAACGGTATTGCTGATTTTGCTCTTGGTTATAACGAAAACAGAAATAACGGTTTTACACCTGATAACCTTACAAATAATAAATTTGTAATAACAAAAGAAATTCCAAACATGCAACTGCAAAATTATCAACAAAATTTGCTTAATGAAGGGAAATATACCCCTGAACAGGTTAAGGCGATTTCTAATAAAAAGAACAGTGGTTCTAAAGAAATTGCTAAATGGATTGAGGAAAATCCTCAAGCATATAATCCTACAACTACTGAAACGACATATAAAGACAAGTCAAAAATGGGAAGATTCGGAGAATTTGCAGGCACTGTCGGAAGAATTGTTCAAAATCCTACAACACAAGCATTGATTGCAGGGGGACTTTCTACAGTATTGACAGGGAATCCTTTGTATGGTCTTGGTATGGCTTATAAATTTGGTAATGGCAGAGCTATGAGCGATATTTATTCAGGTGAACTTGCAAAACAAGGTGTTGAAGTTAATCCAGGAATGTGGGGAAGTCTTACATCTAGTGATATGAATGCTCTAATGATGCCACAATACAAACAAACAGCAAACGACATCTTAAAAGCAAGATTAGATGAAAGTGCAAGATATCACGACTTAATGATGAAATATTACAACGATAAGCTCGAAGAAACTAAATCTAATAACAAGGAAAAAATTGCTGTAGCAAACAAAAACGCAAATGCAAGACAGTTATCAGCCAACGCTAGTATGGTACGAGCCAATAAGGTTGGTTCTGGTAGAGGACACAAAAGCTCAAGCTCTACAAGACCTTCAAATTCTTTTGTAATCATGGAAGCACCTAATGGTAAAAGATACAAAGTACCAGAAAACGAAATAAGCAGATATAAAAAGGCAGGAGGAAAAGTAGTTGGCTAAAAGTATATGGAATAACCTTGAAGAAGTAAAATCAGACAATACTATAGGTCTTAACACAAATCCAATAGAAAATACTCAACCTAAACAATATAAGAGTGTATGGGATAATCTTGAAGAAGTAAATTCGGCTGAAAATTCTACATCTTCTAATAGTTTTGACCCTAATTTTGGAACAACTCCACAATCATTTTCAGAAGAACACCCTTTGTTATATGGTGGAATAAAAAAAATGCAACAATCTGCAAATGATTTTGGTAGTGCATTAAATAATCCTATCCAAAATCCAAACATTGCACAGGGTTTAGGTAATATTGCCAGAGATTTGGGACAATTTGGTACAGGCTTAGTACATGGAGTTCCCCAATTTATTTCAGATATAGCAAATCAAGCAACTAAAACAGGTTCAAGCCTTAAAAATGATTCTTCTAATTGGCAATCTATTATTCCAACTGTAGGTCACGGCATAGATAAAGCTATTGGAGATATTTTTAGTGGTACATTAAATTTACCTGAAGCGATTGCAGCTTCTTACAAAGGCAGACAGTATAATCCACATTTTCAATCTTTTGCACCTGTAGAACATTATATAGATTTACTTACAAATGCTTTATATGACAATAAAATTATTTCTCAAGAACAATATGCAAACTATTTAAAACATAAAGCAGAAACTCAACAAGCACAAGCTCAACTTCCACTTGCTCAAACTATAGGGGAGTTTTTGCCTGCAATGTTACCGATAGGAAAAGTTGCAGGATTAGGTAAAGCTGCCAGTGTAACAAATGACTTATCAAAAGCTCAAAAATTCGCGCAAACAGCTAAAGAAATTGGAAAAGCTGCAGGAGTAGGGGCAGGTTACGGTTTTGTCGTTAATCCAGAAGGTTCGTTGGCTGAACGCTCTGCAACTGCAGGTAGTGGCACTGCTGCAGGGGCATTATTAGGCGCAGGTGGTAAGGTTGTAAAAGCAGGCATTAAATCTTCTGCACCATTTATGCACGAAAACTTAAGAAATGCTGCATATACAACAGGCAAAGGTGCTAGAAAAGTTATAGATTTTGCAGGAGAAGTAAAAGACAGGTTAAATCCGAACAATTATGAAACAATACTGGAAACTAAACCTGTAGAACGAGGTACAGGTTTATCTCGTAGAACTGTTTACGAATCAAAACCTAGAACTGTTTTTAAAGGTTCTGACAAAACAAAAAGTTCAAATCATACAATGGACAACGTTCCTGAAATCTCTATACATAATCCAGGAACTGATTTTGTAATGGGCGAAGGTTCAGAACTAAAAACTCCTAAAAGACCAAAATATAATAAAGAAACAATCGAAAAAATAAGAAAAATTGCGCCTAAAACTGCTGAGAAAATAGAAACAGAACAAGATATAGCTCCTCTTAATGAACAAGATTTTAAAAATAATATGCTGGTAGAACAAACAGAACAGTCTAGTAATATTGCAGATAACAATAAATTTACGCCTAAAGATTATGTTGATAAGTTTGACCCTTCTACAAGTAAAGGTGAAGTTTCAAGTAGTCAGATGTCTGAATTAAAAAAACATAGAGCAAGTGTTAAAAAATCTATTGATAATTTTAAAGTTGAAATTAAACCTATTGATGTAACTAGACATTCGTATAAACATAGTTTCCATACTAATATCGCAGAAACTCCGATAAGCTATGATTTAAAACAATCTGATAGAAATTATAACTCTGTGATTCAAGAGATTAAGAATCTAGCAACTGTAGAATCCGAAACTATTTCAGATGAAAAAATCGCAGAATTAGAAAACAAAATGCAAAAAGCCTGTGTTGAAATAGAAGGAAATGAAGCTGATATTGAAAATAAATGGTCTAATTTTTGGAAAGCTATAGGTAAGCTAGAAGAATATCAAAATTGTAATACTATTATTGATAATACGAAAATTAACAAAAAACTTGATACAGTTAAAACAAATGAATATAATAATAACAAGGAGTTAGATAATGTTAACAGATCTTCAGAACAAACTCAAGGCAATATTGAAACAGAATCCCGAAAGTTATCCAGAGATAACCGAACACACTCTGAACAGACACAACCAAATAAGAATGATAGATGGAATGATGAGAACAATGCACCTGACAGCAGAACAAGCACTAGCAAAATTAAATCAGTTCAGGACAGAAATGTACGATTAGAAGAACCAACAACAAACGAAAGTGAGGTTACGAATGGATATTCTACTGAAGAAACTAATGGAATCAGACCCCGTATATCAGAAGGAAAAGAGCCAACAAAAACAACTACAAACGAAATTTCACAAGGAAAATCCTCAAATGAAAGACCTTCTAATGGAATCAGACGAGAAAACAACATATCTAATGACGGACAACGAGGAATAAGCCTAAAAGATAAGGAAGTTATCGAAAAAGAATACAAAAATCAGCACGAACTAAACAAAGCTATTGAAGATTATATCAATAATGGCAAACATGAAGAATATACCGAAATTCCACAAGAGATAAAAGATTGGTTAAAAAAATATGCAGGTGCAGGTGGACTTGAAAAACAAGGGGCTGAAGGTAAAGGATTATTATCAGAATATTACACTCCTCAAAATATTGTAAATAAAATGTGGGATTTAACGGCTCAATATGTAAATACAAACGGTGCTAAAGTTTTAGAACCGTCTGTTGGTATTGGTAGATTTCTTGAAAACGCACCTAAAAATACATCTTTTGATGTTGTTGAAATGAATCCTGTATCAGCAAAAATCACAAAAATATTATATCCTGACGCAAATGTAACTACGGGGGAATTCCAAGAAAGATTTATTGATAAAACAAACAATAAACCAGTGAAATCAGTCAACCCTGAATATGATATCGTAATCGGCAACCCACCTTACGGTCAATATTCAGGTAGATATAAAGGTATGGGGGAAGGAAAGAAATATTCTCGTCTTGAAGCTTATTTCATTAATAGAGGTCTTGATAGCTTAAAAGAAAATGGAATCATGACCTATATTGTTCCTAGTTCATTCCTAGAAGGTGCTATTACTCCTGCGAAAAGTGAAATAGGTTCTAAGTGTGAATTAATTGACGCATATAGATTACCTGAAAACATGTTTGATACGACTTCGTTAGGAACTGATATTATTGTATTGAGAAAAACTGCATTAAAAGCTAGTGATAAAAATTTAAGTTTAGGTAAATGGTTTAAGGCTAACCCTGATAAAATTTTAGGAACAGTTGAACAGCGTAAAAACAAATTTGGAAAACTTGAAAATATTGTAAAAGGCGACAAAAATGCAGTTGATAATATTGATACATCTAAAAAAGATATAAAGGAAACAGTTGTTGCAAAAAGTACAACTACCGAAAAAACTGCTGCAAAAAAATCGAACCATATTGTTAATACTAACAAAAAGGTCAAAAAGCCTGTTGTAACGGCAAAAGGAAAAGTTGAATACACAGAATATCAACACGAAAACACTATTTCAGATATAGATTTAGAGTTATTCCAAGATACACAAGTTGACGGAACTTTACCTGAAAGTAAATATAAACCGAATGAAAAAGTAAATGAGTATAAAGGCAAATTATACAATGATTTCAACTATTTACAGGGCGATATTTACGAAAAATTAGAAGATTTGGAAAATTCTGAAATTTCAGAAAAACAGAAAGAAATACAAAAGAAAAAATTGCTTTCTGTACTTTCTGAACCAAAAACAGTTGAAAATATTGCGTTCAATCCCACTTCTGATTTCATCAGGGAACAATCATTAGGAAATCTTGAAGAAGAAGTTTACGACTATTCTATAAGAGATTACAAAAAGGTTAATACTCCTGATACATTGGATAGAAGATACAAAAAATACATCGACCATTTAACAAATTCAGAAAGAAACGGTGTTTCAACTTGGGATATGAAAAAGTTTATTGACGGAGATAAAATCAGAATTGATTATCATTATTCTAGTTATTCTCTTACTGATGCAGAAAAGAAAGCTGAAAGAAACCGTCAATATGCAGAATATATGACAAAGTTAAAAAATACTGTTGACAAAACTTTCAATGATTTTGTAAAAAATGAGCTTACAAAAGAAGAAAAACAAAAATTGGAAGATGCTTGGAATAGAAAATTTAACGCTACTTATAACCCTGATTTTAAAAAGATGCCGATGATTGTAAAAGGGTTGAACTCTGAATTTTACGGCAAAAAATTAAAATTGCAAAATGTTCAAGTCGAAGGTGTAAATTTCTTAACAAATAAAGGTGTAGGTTTGCTTGGTTTTGAGGTTGGAGTTGGTAAAACTCTTACAGGTATTATCTCAACTGTTCAAAATATGCAAATGGGAAGATGTAAAAAACCGCTAGTATTAGTTCCAAAACAAGTAAAAGATAACTGGATTAAGGAATTTAAAGAAACATTCCCAAATCTTGAAATAAACGATGTTGACAATATGAGTAAGTTTAAGGGCGAAATAAAAGAAAATACCGTTACGGTAGCAACTTATGAAGCTCTTGGCAATATTTGGTATGGAGAAAATTCTGCAAATGATTTAATCGACCAAATTTATTCTGTATCAAATGATTTCAACAGAGAATCTACAAAACGTGGTAAAGAAAAAACGAAGGAACGTGCAGAAGAACTTGTCGGAAAAGCAGAAGGCGGAAACAAAAAATTATTTAATATTCAAGAAATCGGCTTTGACCATTTAACAATCGATGAAGCTCACAATTTTAAAAATTTATTTGCCGACGCCAAAGCTGACGGACAAGAAGGCAATACTTATGTAAATATTTCAGGTGGTAGCACTTCAACTCGTGCTGCAAGATTATTCTTGCTTACACAATACGTTTTAAACAATAACGGAAATAGAAATGTGTTTATGTTAACTGCAACTCCATTTAATAATAGTCCGCTTGAAGTATTTAATATGTTATCTTATCTTGCAAAAGATGAACTCGACAAAAAAGGTCTTTATAACGTATATCAATTTATGGAAAACTATGCTGACATCAATTCAGATTGGATTGTAAATAGCAGAAATGAAGTTGAGTACAAACAGGTTGTAACTGGATTTAAAAACGCAAGCTCTCTAAGAGAGTTGATAAAATCAGTTATGCTTATAAGAAGTGCAGAGGATGCTGGAATTGTAAGACCTGAAAAATACACCAAAAGAGTAACTTTAGAACCAAGTCAAGAACAAATTGATTTAATTGCAAAAGCAGAGGAAGAAGCTGTAACGGGTAAAAAAGACGAAGGTGCAGTATTAAAAGCTATAAATCAATCAAGAAAAGCAACTCTTTCACCTGATATAGCAACGGATAACTTCGATGTTTCACCTGAAGATTTTATCAAAAACTCACCAAAACTTAATTACATAATGAGTGCAGTTGAATCAATGAAGAAAAAAGACAGTAAAACTTCTCAACTTATCTATATGCCATTAGGTGTAAAATTCTTACCAAAAATTAAGCAATATTTAGTTAATAAAGGAGTATTTACTGCTGATGAAGTAGCAATTATTGATTCTAGTGTTTCCGATGATAAAATTACAAAAATTACAGATTCCTTTAATGATAGAGAGGGAAAAGTAAAACTTGTAATCGGAACAAATAAAATCAAAGAAGGTATGAATTTAAACAAAAATTCATCTGTCCTATATGTACCATATATGGACTGGAATCCGACTGACTTTGTTCAGGTAGTTGGCAGAATTTGGAGAAGGGGTAACAGATACTCAAAAATAAGAGTAGTTGTTCCTTTGTTAAAAAATTCTTCTGATAGTTTTATGTTCCAAAAATTGAATGAAAAAACCGACCGTATCAATAATATTATGGACGAAAGCAAAGAATATATTGATACTTCTGAATTAAACACGTCAGAAGAAAAAATCAATATGATTTCTAACCCTGAAAAGAAAATGAAAATGTTTGTTCAGGTAGAAAAACAAAAACTTAATGCAAAAGTTCAAGATTTACAGGGTAGATTGGAAACTTCACAAGCATATTTAGGGAAATTAAAATCTGATGAAAAAATGCTTAAATATTCAGAAGAACAATATGCAGAAAATTCCGAAAAAATAAAAAACATTGATTCTGAAAAAGATAAATGGGATTATGAATATACACAAAAAAGAATCAATGAATATAAAAAAGACATTGCTTCTTATAAGCTATCTTTGAAAAAAGTTAAAGAAAAAATTGCAAGATTAGAACTTGATTTCGAGGGTAAAGATTCAGAAGAAGTAATCAATGCGGAAATTGAAAAAGTAAATCAAGACATACAAGATGTAGAAGAATACGGAAAGAAAAAGCTTGTTGAATTTACCGAAGAATATGAGAACGAACGCAAGAATAAAAAATCTATAAGTGAACTTATAAAAGAGTTTGAAAAAGATACTGAAGATTTATATCCTGAATCATCAGACCGTACAAGTGAAGCTTCTGTTGATATTCCTGATTTTATGAATAAATCAAATAATATTGATACAGACATCAAAGATGTTAAATTAGAACCAGTATATAATGAGATAAAAAAAGGAATAAAGGGTAAAGATTTAGCTAAATATTTGCCTAAAGAAATTGGGGAAGTCATAAATGATGAAGCTCAAAATTACATCTTCGGTGAATTAAAAACTAAAGATTCAAAAGCAAAAGGTGTTCATAGAGGTAAAAAAGCTACAATAGAGCTTAACTTGGACGCAATAGGAAATAATCCTTATTTATTCATAAAGACTTTAATGCATGAAATAAGACATGCAAACCAACTTAAAACTTATTTACAAATAATGGGCAAACCTAAGAATACTTGGACAGCTAATGAAAGGACTTTTGTTGCACATTATAATATTTGTAAAAAAGTAAACAAAGAAAGAAAATTATTTTATAATAAACATAAGGAACTTATTGATAAGTATGATAGAAATAATTTCTATTCTGCAGAAGAACGCGCAAAAGCAATATTTGAATTAAAAGACAGTGAAAGAAATATACTTATAAAGTATAACAGATATTATGACGATTATAAAAATGCTTTATTTGAAACAGAAGCAAGAGCAAAAGGGGCAGAATATGCAAAAGGATACAGACAAGAATCAAGACACGCTTTATCAAGAATGCCTGAGACACAGTCAGGTAATATTGGACGATATGAAAACGGGGATTTATTATCAGATAACAGGTTCAGTACCACCGAAGAATCGTCCAGAATACAAACCGACCGAAGAAGATTGGGCGAACTTGAGGGAAGAAATAAGACAGATGAAAAGACATTAGACAACGATTCTGAATATTCTATTGGTCTGTCAAAGTTTAAACAAAAAGAAAATGTTAAAAGTAGTTCTAATGAAAACAATAGAATTAAGGAAAAAGCAGAAGATAAAATATATAAATGGTACGGGAATATTGGAAAAGACCGTTTTGATGTTGATAAAAACCTAAATTCTTTTATTACGATTTCAAAAGCAATAGCTAAAGAATATACAAAAAAATTAGGTATAAAGGTAACAGACAAAATGGTAAGAGAGGTTTTGCCATTTTTACGAGAACGAACAGACCTTCCTAAAAAGCTAAACAGACCTGAATTAACAAAATTCTTTGATAAATTATCTGGAAACGAAAAAGCGAGATTAACAAAACTCGCGGATGATGTTTCTGCGAAATTTGATAAATATTATAAAAACTATCAAAGCGTAAAAGGTGTAGAAGACGCAGAGGGTATAGAAAATCATATCTCACATATTTGGGATTTAGATAAAAAACATAAAGCGTTATTAACAAACTATTTTTCTACATCTTCAAAATTCGCAAAAGAGCGTACAATTAATACTCTTGTTAAAGGTATTGACGGGTTTGAAGTTGGTAATGAATTAATCCAATTCAAACCAAAAACTCTTGATTATGCTGAAATATTAAAGACATCATCAGATAATTTAATTAAAGCAACTCATGATATTACATTGGCAAATGAGATTAAGGACCTAAAATATAAAAATATGCCTTTAGTAATGGCGACATCAAAAGCGCCTGCAGATTGGGTTGAAATAGACCACCCTGCATTAAATAAAGCTGTTTATGCAGGTACTACAAAAGATGATAACTTGATATTCAGAAAAGGTACAGTAAAGGTACACCCTGCTATTGCTAAAAAATTAGAAGCTATATTTGAGATTCAAAAACCTGATAATGCAGCTTGGAAATTATATGATAATCTGAATGGGATATTAAAACAATCCACTCTTGGTTTTAGTGGATTTCATGGTTATGCTCTTTCAGAATCTGCAGTATCGAATTTTGGAATAAAAAACACTCTAAAAAGTATGGATTTCAAAAAAATCTATAATTCCGTTGCGAAAGGAGATTATGAAATCTTCAAAAAAGAAAATGTTGTAAAACAAGCAATAAAGGACGGTTTACAAATCGGTACGCCATTGGATTTAAACAGAAATCAAGTTGAGGAATTTATAGGCAAGATTCCTGTAGTAGGGCATTTCTTAAAATCTGTGGTTAATGCTAATAACAAAATTTTATGGGATTGTTTGCATACAATTTATAAAATTAATGCTTATGATTATATGGTTCAAGAATTTGGGGGATATGATAAAGCAACAAAACAACAGCGTAGAGCTATTGCTCAATGGGTAAATGACAGTTTTGGTGGACAAGCTTGGGAATTGTTAGGAATAAAGAAATCCTCCATAAAAGCTGCTTCTCGTATATTATTATCTCCTGACTGGAATTTCTCTACTATTCGTCAAACTATGGGTTTATTTGATTCAAAAAAAGGAAACAGATATTTATCTGAAAAAGATAATCCATTTTGGAAACAAGTAAAAAATATTTCAGAATTTTTGGGAGCTTCGGAAGAACCTAACACAGAGGGTGTAAGAGGTAAAAATGCAAGAGCGTTCTTCCTAAGATTTATTATTTATTCTGCGATTGGATATAACCTAATCAATGCTACATTTAGAGAAAAAGATAGAGAAAAACACCCTGAATTATATCCAAAAAAAATGAATCCTATTGATTACTCAATTTGGGGAAATACACTGCCTAGTGACAAACTGTTTGATAAGGTATTTCCTTATGTATTTATAGGCAGAAATAGTGACGGTAGTGCCAGATATTTAAGAGTAGGGAAACAGGTTCGCGAAGTTCCTGAAATGATTTCTGACCCAGTAAATAAATTTGGTGGGAAATCTTCTTCTCTAATAAATGTGATTTGTCAAACAGCTCTTGGAATAAGTCCTGCAGATGTACCCAAGAAGTTATTAGGGAAAGATGAAGATGTTTATTATAACCAAAATCTATGGCAAGGTATGGGTAAATACGCTAAGAGAAAAGAAGGAGCAGAACTGTACAAAGGTATGGGAAAAACTCTTGTTAATAGCGCATTACCATTTGTAGTAAGCAAAGCTCTTGATGAAAAACATGAGCCTAGTGCTTGGGACATGTTTGCTCAAACATCTAAAGGAGTTACTTACGGTAAAGCTATTAGATTATACAAAAAGGCTTATAAAGAAGGTCATGAAAAAGATATAAATAAAATTTCTAGAAGGGCATATCAAGACGGATTACCTAAAGATAGAATAGAAAAAGCTCAAAAGATTGCTCTAAGGAATTATCGTGCTGATAATACTTCTAAATACAAGCACAGATATATTGAAGCTATGAACAATAATGACAAAAAAGAAATTCAAAAAATCACTAATCAAATGAGTAAAAACCATTTACCAGTAGAAGAACAAAAGCGTATATATTACAAAGCCTTAAAAGATTACTACAAAGAGAAGGGGATTTAAGCGTGGATAAAGACACTGTTACTAAGTATGCTCCGATAGCGTTAGTTATTATCGGACTGATTTTCCAATGGAATTTGTTTGTAACTCCTGAACGACTTGAAATCAAGCACAGAGAGATACTAAATGATGTTGCTGCACGATACACAACTAAAGAACAACACAACGACCTTAAAGAGCAATTAAGCGACATGCAAAAAAAAATAGATAAAATCTATGATGTGATTACAAAAGAATAAGAAAGGGGGAATAATGGCATTAGTAGAAATCGAATATGGTTCATTGGCTAATTCAGAAACTGTGAACAATAATTTTAAATATCTTGATGATAAATTGACAGATGTAAGCCAAAGATTTACTGCTTCTTTAGAATCTCAAATATTAACATTGAATACAAACATGAATCTACAAATAAAGAAGTTAGAAACTACAATCGGAGAACCTCAAATCTCATTGACAGGAAGTCTTCCTGAAAATTGTATATGGCTGGAAGGTGCGAAAGTATCAAGAACAACATACGAAAAGCTGTTTGAAATTTACGGAACAACATATGGGGAAGGAGACGGAGAAACAACTTTTCAACTTCCTGACTTTATTAGGCGTACTCTATGGGGTGCAAAGGATAAGGGTTATATTGAAGCAGCTTTGCCAAATATAACTGGTGGATATAAACACCCTGGGTGGGCAGGCTATGATTATACAGGTGCTGTTTATACAGGTCAAACTGTTCCATATTATACTGGTACTGGTCAAGGAGGCTCTCAACAAAACGGCTTCTTATTTGATGCCTCTCGTTGTAGTTCAGTTTATAAAGAAGGAATAAATACCGTTCAACCACCTGCAATAAAAGTAAGAGTTTACACAAGATATCAATAAAATAAGAGAGGATAGAATATGAAAGAATTATATGGATATGATGAAAAAGGGTTCTTTGTTGAGAAATTTACTGCTGATTTAGACCCCGAAGAAACAAAAGTCAAAGGTTTTAATGTATATTTAATTCCTGCTAATGCAACAGAATTAGAGCCACCTCAAGCCGAGAATAGGATTCCAATATTCAAAAACGGTATTTGGGAACTTGAGAAGGATTACAGAGGAAAAATACAAGTTAAGTTAGAAACTGGTGACCATTCCGAAGTGACAGAAATCGGAGAACTTGCTGACGGTTTCATGCTTTATGACGATTATATAAAAACAGACCTATACAAAACAAGATTATTGGAAGATACAAGAACTAATAAAACTGAAGAATTGAACATTGAAAAAGAAAGAGCCTTTAAAGAAGGGATAATGTTTAACAACGCACGATACGACTGTGACGACAGAGCGCAAGATAGAACAGGTAACAGATTAACTTTATTAATGGCAGCACCTGTAGAAACTCTTGAATGGCTAGATTACGACTATAAAGCTCATACACTAACTGCAGAAGAATTCCAAGCCCTTTGTGCAGCGATATTTACTAGGATTCAGTTTATTGAATTTAAAACAGGAGTTTTGTTAGAAGAAATACAAAAAGCCGAATCTATAGACGAATTGAACAATATTGAAATTGATTTTACGGAGGAATAAACATGTTTATAGTTGACGAAGAAACAGGAGATATAATTACAAGACAAGGTGATAGTGGAACTCTTGTATTGAATAATATAGATACCTCTAGAAATTGGAAAGTATATTTTTCTGTATATGACAAAAACCGTAAACAGATGATTAACGAGATTTTTACGCAATCTAACAATTTGCCAACAGTTGCAATATCAATATCAGCCAATGCAACAGACCCATTAAAAGTAAATTCAGACGAAGAATATGCGACATATTACTATGGTGTAAAGCTATGCGCAGACGGCATTGAAGATACTTTGATTATCGGAAACGGGGATATTGATAGCGAAAACACTATTACTGTTTACCCTAAGAAAACGGAAGGAGATACATAAAATGGTTGCAACAAAAAGCGTTGAACAAAATAACAAAGTCACAGTAACTAGCGATTCATCTTTATACTATTCATCTTTAGCTAAAAAATATGCAGATGAAGCTAAAATAGCAGAATCAAATATTACAGAACTTTTAGAAGATGCTGTAAATACTGCGGTATCGTCTGCAAACACAGCAACTGAAAAAGCTAATATGGCTGGTGCAGAAGTTGAGAAAGCAAAAGCTGAAGTTGAGAAAGTTACTGAAACTGTACAAAATTCTTTAACCAATATAGAATCTAAAACCTTAGAAGGAATCAATAAAATTAAACAGACTGGTTTTTATATGGAAGGGGATAAACTCTATTATATAGATTCTAATGGTGAAACAAAAGAGTTTAAGTCTACAGGTTCATCAGCTAAAATAGGTGACATAGGCTTTGCACCATACGTAGATGAAACAACCAATGAACGCAGACGTTTAAATGGACAAGTATTAATCAAAGACCAATACCCTGCATTTGTAACTTGGTTAACAAATTTACAAACAACTACACCGTCTTTGTTTGCAACAGAAGATGAATGGCAAAATATAAAGACTGCTAGTGATTTTGGTGTTGTTAATAAGTTTGTAATTGGTGATACAACTGTGAGGTTGCCAAACTACCCTGATTATATTATTGCAGGTGCTGACAAATCAGGTATAATTACCAATCAAGAAAAAATAGTTGGATACTACTACATCACAGTTAATACTGGTTCAGAAACTACAAAGCCTACAAAAAATGATTATACAGTAACTACTGCGTATCAATATGGTATGAGCCAATATTATAAAGGCATTATGAATAGTGGTGCATGGTTGCGTAGTAATGGACAATGGAACCCTAAAGCAACTTATAAAGGGTTATACAACTGGGCTTTAACTCAATTAAACGCAGGGGTTGAAGGGTTTAAAAGTTCAACTGCAAGTGACATAGCTGATTATGATTTTGTTATTAATCAAACTAATGAAACTTTCCGTTTACCATTAATTGGAAAACGTGTACTTGTTGAAAGCAAAAACCCTACAGATACTGATAAAACTTGGTATAATTTGTATTCAGATGGTTGGTGTGAACAAGGTGGATTCTATAATGGAGGTGTAACAACTGGAATAATTACTTTTTCAAAGAAGTATAAAGATGTAGAATCTTACTCAATCATGACTCAAGTTCATTTTGATGCTTCGGGTTATGGTTACCAAATAGGTGTATTAAATAAATCTATTAATGGGTTTAATTGGGGTTCAGCAGG